GTTAAGAAAGGCGGAAGAGAAATGAAAGCCACAATTCTTATTGAGGTTGATGATACTGACAAAATTACTATGACAACAGAAGGTTACGGCATTGCTTTGGAGATTGCAGACGATATGGTTAAAATGGCAATTAAAAGTGAAATGCCTAGTTTTATTGGCAAAGAAGCTACATATATAACAAATTAAGAAAGGCGGAAGAGAAATGAACCCTAAACCCTATGGATGGCATTGCTTTATTGGAAAAGGCAAAGAAGAACAAGACTTTTTATTTATCAATGGTAAAGGCTCATCAATGCCTGATGCTAGTTGGGATAAAGTTATTTCACTCTATACCCATCCAGTAAAAGAACAAGAAGTTAAAGCAAAGTACGGCATCACTACAAAATGGGATGAAATAACTACATATCACGAAACTATTGAATCAATTGGAAAAACACAAAAATGAACGATTTTTCAACACCATACCTTGCATTGCACAAATTAATGAAAGATTTTCATGAAGCCACATTAAAAGGTCAATACGATAAAGCTTATCAAATATCGCTAGATATGACTGACGTAGCGCATGACCTAGAGTTGATTGCAAAGGATTTGGCTGAACAATGGGGCTAATGCGTAACGCTTATGCGACACATACAGATTATGTGGATTTTCAAGGATTAATTGAAGAAAACCCACATTTTGTACCAAGTAATGTAGATGGAATATGTGAACGCAATGGTTGTTTTTTAATTATGGAATGGAAACGACCAGGTGAAAAAGTAAGCAAAGGCCAAAAATATTTGCTTCAAGCGTTAGCAAAAAAAGAAGATTTTATGGTTGTAATTATTTATGGTAATACTGATACTGAAACAATTATCAATAAATATTATTTGGTTCAACCGGATGGACAATGTATGCTTGCTGGTCAAGGATTTAGTATGTTTAAAGACTTTTACAAGCAATGGTACGAACTAGCGAATGGCAAATGAAAAAGAACACTATGCTAAATTGGCAAGATTGGGGTGCATATTGTGCCGGCAAAATGGAATTACTGACACCGACACGCCCGTGGAAATCCATCATATACGCCGATATGGTCAGCCTAGGAAAACCGCCAACACTATACCCTTGTGTATGTGGCACCACCGTCTTGGAAATACCAGCGTTCATTCCCTTGGACACAAAGGATTCCAAAAATACTGGGGATTTAGCGAAGAAGATTTACACGAAAAAGTTGAAAAATTGCTAAATGATAATTAAATTGCCATACCCACCTAGTGTTAACACGTACTGGCGCAATTTTCGTGGCCATACAGTATTAAGCAAAGCTGGGCGCGAATTTAAAACTGCGGTGGCAGAATGTGTCGTAGCGCAAAACATACCCAAATTTGGCACCAAACGCCTTGAAGTGACATTATTTTTATATCCACGTTCAAAGGTAATCACAGACCTAGATAATCGCTTAAAAGCCGTTTTAGACGGTTTAGAGGATGCCGGCGTTTATGACAATGATGGACAGATTGATGTACTTATGATTAATCGCGGTGAAATTCGTAAGGGCGGCGGCGTTGATGTATTATTGGAAATTATTTCTGATAAGGTGTAACCATGAAAACATATTTTTGTTCATTATTTAATTATAAAGACGGTAATTTGTATTGGAAAATAAGTAAATCAAATCATGTAAAAGTTAACCAATTGGCTGGAACAACAACAAAAGACGAAAGGTCAAGGGTTTGCATTGATTACAAAATTTATTTATTGCATAGAATAATTTTTGCAATGCACCACGGATTTATGCCTAAATTCATTGACCACATTGATGGAAATCCCAAAAACAATAAAATTGAAAATTTGCGTGAAGCAACTTTTAATCAAAATGTTCAAAATTCTAAATTAAGAATTAATAATAAAAGTGGTATTAAAGGCATTTCATGGAATAAAAATAGAAAAAAATGGGATGCAACAATACATAAAGACAATAAAAAATACTTTTTAGGAAGATTTGATGATATAGAAATTGCAAAATCTGTAATAAATGAAAAAAGAAAAATTTTGCATGGAAATTTTGCTAGATTTGTTTAAAAACACAAAAAAACAAGCAGTCAAGCCGCGTAAATAGACTTGACATAGTAGTAAAATAGACGAAAATAAACAAACTAGGCTTTTCTAGTTCTTTTTGCAAAAAGGAAAATATTATGGGTTATGGTATGAAAGGTGAAAGCGGCGAACGCTTTCCAAAAGGCGTTAAATCAAGCGACCGTACAGGCGAAAAACGTGAATCACGTGAAACTGGTGTAAATTCCACAAAATTTATGCCTGGCGCTACTGGTGAAAAGATTCCTAAAGGCGCAACATCAAGCGATACAACTGGCGAACGTCATGCAAAATCATTTGCTGGTGGCGTTGCTCTTGGTATGGAAGATGGAATGGGCGGTCGTGAAATGCACATGGGCAAACACGATGGCCGTTTAGGTGAGTTTAATCATGGCAATACTGGTGAATCTGTATGCTATGACCATAAACGCGCTGGCCACGACCAAGACGATATGTAATCATGGCTGACTTTACTGCCAATTTAAACCCCCCATCTAATCAAACTAGCTTGGGGGATTTATTAAAAACTAGCGCATACGTTAAAGATGCACAACGGGCAATGCAAGTCCAAAAGGCTAAAGCAACGCCGTGGAATGACAAGTCGATGCAAAGCGGCAAAGACATTTCATTTACCGCTGGTTCAGGCAGTCAAGCACCAACAGACCCAAATTATTACGCAGATTAAAGCGAAAAACCCTAGCACGTGAAGGTAAACTAGGGCCTTTCTAACCAACCAACTATTAAGGAGTTGATATGGCTAATGTAGATTTTATATTAAAACCGATGGGTGAGAAAATAGTTGTACGCCCTGATAAACGCATTTTGAGTTCTGTAATCATTGTTGAAAACAAAGAAGCAGACAATATGGGCGTTGTAGTAGCCGTAGGACCAGGCAAAAAGCTACCTAATGGCCGCCGTGAAGCCATGCCAGTTAATGTTGGCGACCATGTTCGATTTGGAACCATGAGTAAAAACGCCCAAGATGAATACCTTAAATTTCAAGAATACTTTACTAACGATGAACGTTATCTTATTATGTCCTGGCAAGACGTATGTTTCTTAACGGAAGAAGATTATGCTGAAAAAAATACTGAACTGGTTTAAATCCGAAGCTGAAAAGTATGCGGAAGATACAAAAGTAATTGATTTCCCACTTGAAACACCTAAAAAGCGCCCACAAGTACGTAAAGCAACCACCCGAAAGGAAAAAGATATGCCATTGAAAAAAGGTACTAGCAACAAGACACGTTCAGAAAACATAGCCAAGGAAATTCGCGCCGGCAAGCCACCCAAGCAAGCTGAAGCGATTGGATATGCCGTACAACGTGAAACAGAAAAAAAGAAAGGTAAGAAAAAATGAATTTAAACGACTTAAAACTAACATTTGACCATTCAGTACAGGAAATGGAAGTAATCCTTCAGGGATTGCGTAAGCTTCCTATTGAAGTGGCCCTAGAAATCCATAACAAACTGCACCTGGGCGCGAAAGCAATGGTTGATAGCCATATTGCACAAAGCATCGAAAAAGTAGCAGATACTCCAGTAGAAGCACCAGCACAAACTACTACTGAAACACCAGTAGCAACTGACGGTAGCGCACCAGCAGAACCACCACAAGCATAACTAAAGAAGGCTTTACAATCATGGACATGGAAATCGATACGAATAATTCAAGAGGGGGTCAAATTGGCAATCAAAATGCTAAGAAGGGCAAACTCTTTTATGACCGTATTCGCATGGATTTGATTCAAGACCCAACCAAGTTAGCTAATATCGTTAAAAAGCTTATTTCACTTGCAGAATCAGGTGAAGCATGGGCAGTAAAGGAAGTAATGGACCGTGTTGATGGAAAGGCTATTGCAACGCAAGAAGTCACCGGTCCAAATGGTGCAGAACTTAAAACTGGCGTTCAGATAACTTTTGTGGACCCTGATGGAACCGTCACAACAGATTAAAGATGCCATTGCCAGGGAACGGTTTCCGGCCAAACTAAAGTGTTTATTTGAACCCAAGCAAATTCGATACAGAATTTTGTACGGTGGACGCGGCGGCTCAAAATCTTGGGGAATTTCTCGCGCCCTGTTAATCAAGGGTATTAAAGCGCCTATTCGTGTGCTATGCGCCCGTGAGTTTCAAACCAGTATTAAGGATTCGGTACATAAGCTATTAAGCGACCAAATCTATGCTATGGGATTAGAAGCCCATTATGAAATCACCCAAAATACTATTCGTGGCATCAATGGTTCAGAATTTATCTTTGCTGGCATTAAAAACAACATTAACGGCCTAAAATCTATCGAAGGAATAGACATTTGCTGGGTAGAGGAAGCAAATAACGTTACTTCCCATTCCTGGGAAATTTTGGCCCCAACGATAAGAAAAGAAGGTAGTGAAATATGGGTAAGCTTTAACCCTGAACTGCCAACAGATGAAACTTATAAGCGTTTTGTATTAAATCCACCGGAAAATGCCGTAGTTATCAAACTTAACTGGAGTGATAACCCCTATTTTCCTGAAGTATTGGACATAGAACGCAGACAACTGCAAGCACGTGATATAGAAGCGTATAACAACGTTTGGGAAGGAATTCCACGTCAAACGATAAATGGTGCCATCTTTGCTAAAGAAGTCACTATGGCTGAATTACAAGGCCGTATATGCAATGTTCCATACGATGCAATGAAGGGCGTTCATATTGTGTTCGATTTGGGGTTCAACGACCATACGGCCATTTGGTATGTGCAACTGTTCCCAACTGAAACCAGGCTGATACGTTACGAAGAAGATAACCAGCAAACCATAAGCTATTGGTTGGCCAAGATTCAATCCTATGGCTACATGATTGATACGATTTGGTTGCCGCATGATGCCAAAGCCCATTCCTATCAAACTGGAATGACGATTGAACAAATTGTCCGGCAAACAGGGCATAGAACTAAAGTGTTAGATAGAGTGCCTGTTGTAGATTCTATTAATGCGGCAAGAACAATATTCCCTAAATGCTATTTTGATAGGCAAAATACCGAAGAAGGCTTACAATGTTTACGTCACTACCGGTACGAAGTTGACCCCGAAACAAAGCAATTTAGCCAAAAGCCATTGCACGACCATTACTCAAACGGGGCCGATGCCTTTCGGTACATAGGACTTATGATTAACGAACCAAGGAAAGTGGTCAAAAAGACCGTTCCACACGTTCAATCCAGTTGGATGGGATAGATTATGGCTGAATCGCAATACGATGATTATGACCCTAGAATTGATGATGCAAAGCAATTCCTACGTTTTGCCGCAGATGCCGATACTAATAACCGTTCAGAAGCATTAGATGACCTAAAGTTCGCCGGTGGCGACCAATGGCCAGTAGAAATCCAAAATAGCCGTAGCGTGGAATCGCGCCCATGCTTAACAATCAATAAAGTTGATGCGTATATCCGTCAACTATGCAATCAGCAACGCCAGCAACGCCCAAGGATGAAAGCCCACGGGATGAACAATGAAACTGACGAACAGTTAGCCGA